ACACCAAACGCAGAAGAAACCATTGCTTATTGTGCCAGGGTATCTAACCCAAGTAACCAGGAGAATCACGAGACCGTGGATAAGCTTCTTGGTTATTGTATTAGGCATAATCATTGGTCCGTGTTTGAGATGGCCAACCTAGTTCTTGAGATCAACACTACTAGGGCTATATCTCCACAGATCCTTAGACACAGATCGTTTTCCTTTCAGGAGTTTTCTCAGCGGTATGCAAGGGTCTCTGATCTTGGTGGAATAGATTTACCACACCTTCGTCGTCAAGACACAAAGAACAGGCAGAACAGCATAGACGACCTAGACACCGAACAAACTCAGCTTCTGTATCGAAGGACTGCTCAGTTGTTTGCTGAGGCAGAAGACCTCTATTCCGAGATGGTCAGCAAAGGCATTGCCAAGGAGTGTGCCAGAGAGGTTCTTCCAATGGCTGCTCCGACTCGTCTTTACATGAATGGGACGGTGAGGTCTTGGATTCATTACATTGAGTTGAGGACTGGTAATGGTACTCAGTTGGAACATAAACAGATCGCTGAACAAGCACAGACTATCTTTTCTGAAAACCTTCCAATGATTTCGAGGGCACTGCTATGGACCTAGAAATGACTTATGAAGAATACAAGAAGTGGCTAGACATCAAGACCTCTCTTGAGGCTGCGGGTAAGACAGCCACACCCTTCTATTATGAGGCGGTGTCTAAGCTTTACCGTAGGCCTGTTCCCCCCTATTTAAAAGCTGATGCTCGGATCACTAAAGACGACCAAATTTAAGGAGATCTATAACCTGAGTAGTGGGTGGCCGGTTTGGCTGCGTCACCTATTGCTTGGCTTGCTTGTTGCTGTTGAGGAACGGTGGATTGATGCCAAAGTTAAAGACACAGTTGACAAAGCTATTGAGGAGGTCGAACCATTTCTGCCTCCCTCAGGGGTTCCTGATCCAATCTATTCGGAATCTGGTGATGGCTTCTTCGATGAGATGCGTCTTACTGCCCCCTGGAAGGCCCTAGAAGACCCCTCCGACTCCCCTCAGGTGTACTCACACCTAAGGCTCCTCGGAGGACCCTTCCTGACGCTTCTAGACACCAGTCAATAATTTTTGGCAGAAATTTGTAAACCCCTTATACGCGGGCAGCGGCGCCGCCAACCCCCCATGGCCCCCCTGTGCGGCTGAGGAATCGGGCCACCCCCCGGTAGGTAACGCGTGCGCGGGCGTGTGTGTGCGGGCGTAGGCGCGTGGGCGTGCGCTGGTACGCGTGTTCTTGTTTTCTATAAAAATCTGTCCGATCAGCCACGCTTATCATTGACATAAGCAACACTTATCACAAAGGGGTTGACACGGGGGGCCAGCGGGGGTTACCTTGTGTTCATCGGTCGAGGAGCTGCCGCGAATGGCAAGCCCACCAACACCGACAGACTCCTTCCATTACGTGAGGGGTTGACAAACCCAGGCCCTAGGGTCTACCATTGCCTCAGTTCACACCACACCACATCACCGCCATGATTCGGTTCATGTCGCGGGTGTCGCTCAAGCTGGCTGATCAGGCTCTGCTTAGCTACATCCGCAAGCATCCGGGCTCACGCTTGTTTGAGATCAACGCTGCTACCCTGAAGAGTCATCACAGCTGGGGAACTAAGTCTGTGCTGGCCCGCCTTGAGTCTGAGGGCTGGTTGTATGTTCAACGCTCACAGCATGGCAAGCGCATTCCACCACGTTACTTTGTGTTGGCTCAGCGCGGCTATCCCAAGGCGTACCTTCCTGTTTGTGGTTAGGCAAATGTTACTCTTTGTTTCAGCCATTGCCCTAATTGCGGCGGCTACTGCTACTGTTCCTGGTGTCAGCATCCTTTGTCTTGCTGCTGGCGTTGGTTGTATTATCCTTGAGGCCTTTATCTGATGACCACTGCTGCTGTTTCACGCTTCGATGCCATTGATGCTTTGTCTCAATGGTCCACCAACTACAACTCTTGTCTCAATCCTTTTTGTATCTTTCTAGACTTGATTGGTTACAGTGTTGAAGAGTACGGCATGAAGCTAGTGCTCAGCAACACAGACACAGACATAAGCTCTGTTCTTGGGTATAAAGAACTGTGTTTACTTGGTGATGCTTTGAATGTGTTTAAAGAAAACGGTTATGATGCCGTTTACGAATACATCCGCACTATGGGGGAAGATTGAACACCTACCTTGCATTCTTTGGCCACAAACAAGTTAAGGGTGGCTGGTTTATTCAAGAGCAGATGATCATCAACGCTTCGTCTTATGATAAAGCGTGGGCGATGGCTGAGGCTCGCTGTTATCCTGGGGAACAAGTGCTCGATGTTAGTGTTCATGTTCCGAGAGAGGATGTTATTTTCTGGGGGGTCTGATTGGCCCCCTCTTTTTTTGATTGTTTGCGGCTTGTGAACCCTTGCACAGCTGGACTGGGCCGCTATAATGCCAGCATGGGGACAACTGAGCCCCGTTTCACCACCTACCCACCGACCCATCTTATGTAGATGTCATGCCTGTTTGGAAAGATGCAACAGAGGCCAGCATCAAATGGCCACCCACCAAACCTTCTACCGTTGAGGATCTTATTGATGAAGCCCACGACATGTTCCACAGTGAGCAACACTCCTACGCCTTCAAAGCAGGATTTTTCTATGGTCTCATCCAAATCCTCGAAGCAGAAAGAAAAGCGTCTGCCTAAGGATTACCGCCCGTATCGTTTACCCTTCACCATCATCTGAAATGCAAGTGATTAGCCCATCCGACATTATCAGAAAGATCGAACAGTACGGATCTGATAGCCTTAACTATGGCGAAAGGGTCTTTGTTGTTGAGGTCTTTCGAGCTGCTGCTTTTACTGACAGGCAGGAGGTTCACGAGGTTAAGCAACTGATTCAAAAGGCACACCTTGAATACTGCCTGCGATTAAGTTCAAAGAAGGGTAAAGACAAATGAGTAAGGATTACATACCCCAATGCTTCACAGTTTACTGTTGTGGAAAGGAGGTGTGTGTCTACGCCTATACAAAGGCAGAGGCGATACTAACTGCTTTGGAATTATTTCCTGAGTTTCAGTATCACTCCATCAATGTTCTACTTACACCACAGTGGCGATGACCTTCACCATTGATCAACTGGCTAACCACCTTGAGGACATTCTCACCTGGAGGCAGCTGCGTAAGCTAGCCAAACGCAACAAACTTTCTCAGTATTCATATCTGGGAAAGAAACAGTTAGCACAGATGCTAGCTATTCAGACCTTTAACAAAGCACAGAGACATGCCCTTCCCAATCCCAAACAGTGATGATTATGACGACCTACTTTATACCCTCCAACACATGGCAGTGGATAGGTGTACGGATCTGGTTGGTAGGGTAAACGCTCACTCTGACATCTTAGATCCTGACATCGAAGAGGGTGAAGCAGATCGTTTACTGAGTGCCCAGCTGGGTCTTGATGGGTCAGAGGATGAGATCGAAATGACTCAGCAACTGATCTCCATCATCAGTAACATCATCGTTGTGCGTAGGGCACGAGAGACCATCCACACCAAGAACACACAGTCTGAGGAGTAATGGCAACCAAAGAGCAACTCGCCAGACAGTATCAGCGAGAGCTTAGTGCTCGCACAGAGGCCATCAACAGGCTCAGAGAACGCACCAGGGCAGCAGAGGACAGGTCTTATGCCAGTTCTACTGTCTATGGAAATGCGTTTGTCAAGGCTGGTCTTGAGAAGATCACACAGGAGATCAGTACGAAGCTCCATCGGATCAGCCAGGGGTGGGCGGCAGAAAAGGCTGCTGCTGTTGTTCCCATTAAGAACTGTGATCCATCCGTTCTTGCCCTCATTACGGCTAAGGGTGTGTTGGATGTTCTTGGTGTTAGGAAACTAGAGAAGCCAACGTATGCCTATGTGACCACACACATTGGTAGGTTGGTTTATGACCAGATCATGCTGGATCAGTTTGAGGCAGCCAACCCCGAACTGTTTGCATTGGCCAAGCTCACCATCCATGCCCACAAAGGCTACCTCTACAAGGTTCAACGCTTTCGAGCGGCCATGAGGAAGGCTGAGTATCGCCCTGATCCGTGGTCTCCATCCGTCAAGCACCTTGTTGGTGGGTGGTTGGTTGACTGTCTTGCCAGGTCCACTGGCTGGATAGGCTCCAGAATCGTCTCTAAGGGCGGTAAACAGGAGCTAACCATCCTCACCTATACAAAGGAGTTTTTGGAGGCCAAGGAGGCGCTTCTAGAGCAGGCTGAGAGCTTTGCTGCTTGTTTGTGGCCCATGCTGTGTGAGCCGAACGACTGGACAGGGGACAGCGATGGGGGGTACCTGACCAACGAGCTGCGACGGCTCAACAAGCTAGTCAGGTTCTCGATTCCAAGAAGGTGCCCTGTTATACGGGGAAGCAAAGCCTTGGCAATGCTGAACCGTCTCCAGAAGGTGCCATACCGGATCAATACTGAGATCCTGGACATCGCCAACTTCTGCATGGAACACCGCCTTACGGTGGGTAAGTTCCGAGCTGAGGAGCCAACACCTCCACCGCCAAAGCCAGAACCTTGGGAGACTGCTTCCGAGGAAGACAAGATTGCTTATCGACGGGCTCGTACTGAGATCGAAGATAACAACTCTGCACTGGCGCAGAAGAACTATCGAACGACTGAGTGTTTGTTTGTTGCGAACAAATACAAAGATGACACGTTCTGGATTCCCTGGTCGTTTGATTTTAGGGGAAGGGTCTATCCAATTCCCACAAGCCTCAGCCCACAAGGGACTGACTTTGAAAAGAGTCTTATTTACTTCTTTGAAGAGGGGCCTGTTAATGACTGGTGGTTAGGATTCCAGGTAGCTACTACTTGGGGTCTTGATAAAGCTCCAATGGAAGAGCGACTAACCTGGGCAAAGGAGAACCACGACCTCATTAGTATGATTGCTTCCGATCCAAAGGGAACAATTGCTACTTGGTCTGGTGCTGAAGAGCCTTGGTGTTTTCTTGCTTCTGCTATTGAGTATTACCACTGTGTCATTACTAAAACCAAACAAACCTCTGGTCTTCCTGTGTCTGTTGATGCCACTTGCTCTGGTCTCCAACACCTATCAGCATTGGCGCTTGACAGAACAGCAGCAGAGATGGTCAACGTTGTCCCCACACCGAGACCGTCTGACGGGTATGCCATTGTTGCCCAGAAAGCAAAGGAACAACTTCCTGAGCATCTTCATCCGCTCATTACGCGGAAGGTAACAAAGCGAACCGTGATGACCACACCGTATGGTGTCACTGAAAACTCTGCTAGAGATTACATTCGTCAGGAACTCAAAGGAGTCGAACTTCAAAAGGGAGAACTTCAAGCGATTGTCAAAGCTATCTACCGTTATGCGGTTAGAAAGATCTTTGCTGGTCCTTGTAAATCCATGGAGTTTATCCAACGAGTAGCTGGAGAGGTAATTAAAACTGGTCAGCCAACTATTCAGTGGGTCACACCTTCTGGGTTTACTGTTGTTCAAGAGTATCGAAGGAATGATTGTGAACGTGTCAATACCAAGCTTCTTGGTCAACGTGTTCGCACTCATCTTTTGAAACCATTTGAAGAACGACAGATTGATCTGAACAAAGCTAAGACTGCTGCTAGCCCTAACCTAATTCACAGTCTTGATGCAGCACTATTACATCTGGTCTTTGCTGAGTGGTCTGATCCATTCACGGTGATCCATGATTGTGTGCTGGGTCGTTCCTGTGACATGGACAAGATGGGTGAAGTTATCAGGGACAAGTTTGTTGAGATCTATTCCCAGCCTGTTCTAAGGGACTGGGCAACCCAACTCAATGCAGACTTTGACGAGTCTGTGATGCAGAAAACGTTGGACATCAATGATGTTCAAAACTCCGCCTACTTCTTTTGCTAATGAGCACCACACCTGATTTTTCACAACTGGCTGAACGATTTATCGTTAAGGAGTCGGTCATCGAAAACCTCTACGAGGAATACGAGTTGGAGATGGAGGCCTTTGGTCTTGAGATCACCTTCTTTGAATACCTTGTCGAGGAGTTTGCCCAGGCTGCTTACATGCTTGCTGCCATGGAAGGTGGTGATGCTGTGGACTGCCTAGAGGCCTATGATGAGGCTTACTCTGACTTCGATGACTGAAACCATCAACCGCTTTGATCTGAGTCTTGAGGACGTTCTAGAAGCCCAACGCATTTACGATCCGTCAATTGATGGTAGTATTGAGGAGGTCTTCGAACTGATCCGAGACCACAACCAGATCACCACCGACGCTGAGTTCCATCACCACATCACCCATGGCTGAAAACCGCTTCATCATTACTACCACACTTGAGGGCTACATCAATGCCCTGAAGCCCAGTGGTAAGTACAACAACTGCACCATCAGCTTCCGCATCCCCGACGAAGACCTTGCCAAGTTTGATGCCTGTTATGAACAGTGCATTGCTTGGGGTAAGAACAAGATGGCTGGCAAACGCTTCACTGAAGAGCTGCCCAAGTGGCAGGAGGATGGTCTTGTTAAGATCTCCTATGGCGGTGAGGAGGGGGCTCCTATGTTCCCCTGGGTCGATACTGATGGCGTTGCCGTTGATGTTGACACCCCTGTTTGGAAGGGCACTGTTGTTCGTCTGATCATTGATCTGAAGCCCTATGTCTACGGCACCAAGGTTGGATGTAGCTTCAAAGTTAAAGGTGCTCAGATTCTCAAACTTGTCGGGTCTGGCGGGTCTGATTCTGGTGATCTTGATGTTGACGACGTGGCTGCGTTGTTTGGAACTAGTGGCGGTTTCAAGACTGGTTCTCCTTCGTTTAAACCAAATGAAGAACCGGCTGATGAATCTGGTTACGACGACGACATTCCGTTCTGATGGCTAATTACCGGTCCCGCCTTGAAGAGCGGCTAGCCCGGTGGTTAGAAGTCAATGGACAATCGTTTGAGTATGAAACCCTAAAACTTAACTACACCGTTCACGCCGTTTACACACCAGACTTTGTTCTGCCAAATGGGGTGATCATTGAAGCCAAGGGTTACTTCAAACCAGAAGATCGAAGGAAGATGCTTGCCGTTAAAAAGCAACATCCAGAACTTGACATTCGACTTGTGTTTCAGGCGCCCCACAACACCATCTCAAAGGAATCTAAAACTACCTACGCAATGTGGGCAGAAAAGAACGGATTCATTTGGGCACCTTACCACTCCATTCCACTTAACTGGTTCGATGAACACCAAACAACGGATTGAAGACTGCTTTGCTGACACCTTTGCTGAGTGCCAAGCTGATCAAATTAGTCCAGACGAAGTTGTAGATGCACTTGTGTCGGCACTCAACGATTGGATTGATTATCACAAAATGGAACTCGATCAGTACAATGGTGTCCTTGATGAACTCCGAAAGCGAATTTGTAAGGCATGAGCCATGCCCTAAGTGTGGCAGTAGTGATGCCCTTGGTCGTTATACTGACGGTCATGGGCATTGCTTTTCTTGCGGCCATTACGAGTTTGGTGATGGCCAATCTATTCCTGTTCACAAGCCGCATTTCCGCATGGACTTTACCGGGGACATTGTTCCCTTACGCTCCAGGGGTATTCTTGAAGACACCTGCAAGAAGTTTAATGTAAGGTATGATGCGGAGTCTAAAACCCTTCGCTTCCCTTACTACAACTCTGAGGGTCAGTTGATTGCGTTCAAGGCCAGGACTCCTGATAAGGACTTCCGTTGGTCAGGAAAGAACGAAGACCATCAACTGTTTGGTCAGCAGCTCTTTGGAGGGGCTAAGGGCAACAACAAAACCATTGTCATCACGGAGGGTGAGATAGATGCTTTGAGCGTCTGGCAAGCCCGTCCTAACTGGCCTGTGGTCAGTCTTGACAATGGGGCTAATGCTGCCAAGAAATCACTCCAGCACCAGTATAAATTCATTGATCGGTATGAGGAGATTGTTCTCTTCTTTGACAGTGATGAAGCTGGACAGAAAGCTGCCCAGGAATGTGCTCAGCTCTTTAACCATCAGAAGGTCTTTATTGCAAAACTTTCTGAATACAAAGATGCTAACGAAGCAACCATTGCTAAGGATTCCGATGCAATCAGACAGGCTTTCTGGCAAAAAAAGCCGTACTCACCAAAGACCGTTATCGACGGACGAGACCTCTTTGAACTGGCAATTAAGCCTTTACATGGTCGGGATGCTAACTGGCCTTTTAATAGTCTTGATGGCATCACCAGCGGGCTCCGTCTCGGTGAATTGGTTACGGTTACGGCTGGGTCTGGGGTAGGCAAGAGTACCTTTTGTGGAGAAG